TCGTGCTGGGCGGCAGCTACGCCGACTGTGGTGTGACTGGCCGGAAGCTGGCGTGCGATACCTACGGCGGCATCGGTCGCATGGGCGGTGGCGCTCTGAGCGGTAAAGACCCCACCAAGGTAGACCGCTCTGCAGCATACATGGCGAGGAAGATTGCAAAGGACATCGTGCAGGCTGGCTACGCAGACAGGTGCGAAGTCCAGCTGGCTTACGCTATCGGTGTGATTCAGCCGGTGGGGGTGGCTGTGGAGTGCTTCGGTACGGAGCACCAGTCCCTCGACTTCATCGAAGCCTACGTCCATGACAGCTACGATCTGACCCCGCAGGGGATCATCCAGCGTCTGGGACTGCTGGATGTAGACTACAACAAGGTCAGTGCTTACGGTCACTTCGGTAAGGCTGGTCTTCCGTGGGAGGACTGACCCATGCCATACAGACCAAAGACACCGTGCCATCACCCCGGCTGCCCAGAGCTGGTGGAAGCCGGCCGGCTCTACTGTGAGAAGCACCTGCCTCTCCATCCAGAGGTGACCCGCCCGGCAGCGAAGCGTGGATACAACAGGCGGTGGCAGAAAGTCAGAAAGTCGTATCTGGAAGCTCATCCGCTCTGTGTGCAGTGTGCCAAGCAGGGCAAGTACGTCCGGGCAACGGTTGTGGATCACATCATTCCACACCGTGGTGATCAGAAACTTTTCTGGGATCAGAACAACTGGCAGTCTCTCTGCAAGAGTTGTCACGATAAGAAGACGCTGACCGAAGACATCAACCCGACCTACACCTACTGACACCCCCGCCGGGGGCCGGGGTCACTTCTCTACGGTGAAGTCACACGGAGACCGGTGGCCCCTTTTCTGTGAAAAACCGCAAAATTGGTAGGCCGGGGGTCAGAGGAATAACGGCGCAAAATGAAACAGGAAAATGTATAGGCATCGGAGCTTTCGTTCCGGTGCCATTCTTATTCCCCGAAATGAACCAAAGTGTGTGAAACTTCTCGAAAACAGGGAGCTTTCGCACATTTTAGCTTGTTCCGGGAGGAGCGAGGGCGAGCGAGAATCGGCCGCCGCAACAACAATTCAACCGGGCGGGACGGGGCCGATTTCCACTTCGCCGCTTTTCGTATGAATTATGAGATTTTTCTAAGAAACGCCGAAGAAACGGCGAAAAATGAGAGTGAGGTGAGGGCAGATGGAAGATTATACATCTGAGATGATTAAGGACATGGCTTTTTCGTTCTGCCCTCAGTGCGGTACAGCCATTGTGCCGAATCATAAGGGCAGACCGAGAAAGTTTTGCTCACCGGAATGCCGGTCAAGATGGAACAACACCCACCCAAAGCCGGAAAACTGGAGAACAGTGCGGTCAAAGATCTGTCCGGTGTGTGGCAGGGAGTTTTCCTACCGGCATCAGTACGGACTGGAACGAAAATATTGCAGCCGTGGTTGTGCAAACCGGGGCAGGAAGAAGGAGGCGAACAGGAGTGAGTAAGAAAATTATCGGTGTGTATCCGATGTTCAACACCGGGGGTATCTGTGTACATGCGATTGACGATGCGGAAGATAAGGTCTTGGCATCTGTGAATGGGGAAAACCCGGAATGGTGCGAGATGGCTGAACAGCCGCAGGAAGATGGAGATGAAATGGAGTCGGGCTTTTTGTTCGGCTCCTTTTTCGTGCCGTTTTCAGGGGTCATTCGCATGGGAATCTGAATTAGGAGGAACCTACATGAAAGCGACTGCTGAACTGAAGATGCTGCCGGTGTCCGTACTCAAGCCGGCTGCATACAATCCCCGGAAAAAGCTGAAGCCGGGGGATAAAGAGTACGAGAAAATCAAGAACTCCATTACGGAGTTCGGCTTCGCAGATCCTTTGGTGGTCAATGCCGACATGACGATTATCGGTGGTCACCAGAGACTGACAGTAGCGATGGAGCTGGGCTACACCGAAGTGCCTTGCGCGGTGGTGGACATCGACAAGACCAGGGAGAAGGCCCTGAACATCGCACTCAACAAGATCACGGGTGCATGGGATGATTCCCTGCTGGCTGATCTTTTGAAAGACATCGAGGATTCCAACTTCGATCTTGGAAAGACCGGTTTTGAACCGCCGGAGATCGAGACGCTGTTCAACAAGGTCCACAGCAAAGAGGTCAAGGAAGATGATTTCGATGTGGAATCGGAGCTGAAGCAGCCGTGCTTCTCCAAAGAGGGCGACCTCTGGCATCTGGGAAAGCACATCGTTCTGTGCGGGGATTCTACCAAAGCAGAATGCTACGATACCCTGATGGACGGCACCAAGGCAAATCTGGTACTTTCCGATCCCCCTTATAACGTGGATGTGGAAGAAACGGCTGGCAAGATTCTGAACGACAACATGGGCGATTCGGAATTCTACCAGTTCCTGCTGGCAGCGTTCCAGCAGATGCACGGGCATCTGGCGGATGACGGCTCCATCTATATCTTCCATGCAGATACGGAAGGGCTGAACTTTAGAAAGGCATTCAAGGATGCAGGGTTCTACCTGTCCGGGTGCTGTATCTGGAAGAAGAATGCTCTGGTGCTGGGACGCAGTCCTTACCAGTGGCAGCACGAGCCGTGTCTTTACGGCTGGAAGCAGAAGGGGAAACACCAGTGGTATTCCGACCGGAAGCAGA